TACTACAGGGCGGCAAGCAAACGCAACACGGGCGGGTGCGTTTGGTGGTTCCCGTCAAGCCATTGAACAGGCTGAAGCACAGCGGAATTTGGGGACGCTTCAAAGCAATACCGAAGCAACAGGTATGCAGAACGCTTACCAGAACGCACAGCAGCAATTTAACGCAGACCAAGCCCGTAGGCAGCAATCAATGTTGGCTAACCAACAGGCAGGGCTTACCACAGGACAAGCTAACCTTGGATCGGCGTTGCAGACGCAAGGGCTTGGAGCACAACAGAACCTTCAGTCGCAGTTGGCTAACCAGCAAGCGGGTCTTACTACGGGTCAAGCTAACCTTGGATCGGCTTTGCAGACACAAGGGCTTGGTGCTGGGCAAAATCTTCAATCGCAACTCGCCAACCAAGGCGCGTATGGTCAGATGCAGGGTCTGGGTATGCAGCAGAACCTATCGGCAAACCAACAAGCAATGCAGAACGCACAGCTTGGGGCACAGTATGGGTTGGCTGGGCAACAGGCCGGGGAACAGTCGCGGCAGTTTGGGGCTAACTTTGGGCTTCAGAATAATCAACAGGCACTGGCAGCGGCAGGGCAGATGGGCACTTTGGGACAACAGCAATACGCACAGCAGATGGGTATTAACGCTGCCCAACAACAGGCTGGTGCCCAGCAACAAGCCCAGACTCAGCAGGGTTTGTCTAACAGCTATCAAGACTTCCTGAACCAGCAGAACTACCCGTATAAGCAGCTTGGCTTTATGTCTGACATCATGCGTGGAACGCCGACTTCTGGCGGGGCGCAGTCTATGTATCAAGCACCTCCGAGTGGAGTCTCGCAATTAGCAGGGTTGGGAGGTGGTCTGGGTAGCTTGTTTGGCGCTTATAACGCAGCCAACAGAGTTGCTACTGGTGGTGAAATAAAAGGCTACGCTGAAGGCGGGGTTGTCGCGTTGGCCGAGGGTGGGCCGACTTATGGGGATGTAGCCCCTTTGCCCGGTATAGCAGCACTTATGGCTGCAAAAGATATTGATGCTGGATCTACTGTAGATCCGGCGGAGTTGCCTGTAGATCTGCGGAAGTTGATGATGGCAAGTAGGCAGCTTGAAAAGCAAAAAGAAAAAGATACTATCCGTAGGTTACAAAATCAATTAGCACAAGCCACCGGCATGCCTTCGCAACAAGACACAACGGTGAAAGAAGACGTATCTAACATGCTGCGCCAAGAAGTTGAAAGTTCCGCTGCTGAAAACGCTCCTGAACGCCAAGGCGGTATCGCTGAGTTGGATACGGGCAACTTGGGCGAGAACTATAACAGTGGCGGGATTGTTGCTTTTAGCGGTAAAGACAATGACCAAGAAGTAGAAGGGGGTGAGTTTTATATGCTTCGCCCTAAAGAAAACGCAGTCCCGACTGCTACTCCGTTGGATTATCTTAAACGTTTTTACACAAACCCTGCGGCAAGTAATCAACTACTAGATAGTGCAACCCCTTCTACTGCTGCTTCTGTTCCTACCCGTGCCCCCCCTTCAGCGGAAGAATATGTAGCCACGGGGGGGCCACGTTCTGCAGAAGCTGCTCCTACCACTCCAAACGTAGGGATTAGAACGCCTTCACCCACTGCACCTGCTGCTGAAAGCGGAGAACCTGTATCTACTCCTGCTATGGATGCCGCACGTAGGTCGATAGGAGAAATGCAGCGCCGCTCACTACAAGGGCTTAGTGATCTGGATAACCCAGAAATTGACCCCACTACGGGCGAACCTGTACCGAAGAAAACGCTTGCGTCCATAGCTGCCGAGCAAGATACAGAACGTAAAAAAGCGCTTACAGCGGCGGGAGTACCGGAACAAGGATACAAAGAACGCATAACTGAATTGACGGGGCAAGCTTCGCAAGCAAGGCAGGATAGGGATGTGGATCGTTGGATGGCTGCAGCCCAAGGGTTCTTTGCTATGGGTGCGGGTGGATCGCGGTTTGCCATGCAGAACATGGCAGAGGGTCTTGGGATTGGCACTAAACAACTGCAAGCTGCGGAAAAAGAATACCGTGTGGGGGAGAAAGCACGACTGGATAGTATTGGTGTGTTGAAACAAGCCCAACGTGCTGAAGTTCTGGGTAACCAGAAGGAGGCGGCTAACTCCTTTGAGAAATATCAAAAGTTGCAACAAGATGAACGCGATGCAAAACGTAAAACTTTTGAACATATGGGAATTGTTGCTGCACAAAAAGAAAGCACTTTAGCGGTTAGCGAAGCTGGTTTTGCAAATGCAAAAGCAATGAAAGACGCGAGTTTGGCACAGGTCGCTGCAATTCGGGCGGGGACACAAGAACAGGCGGCTGCGCGGTTAGCAGAAAGTGAACGCGCCCATAAAGCAGCAGAAGTCAATAGGCACGACAATCTTTTCCGTTTAAATATGAAAGAACATCGCTTGGCTCCTTCGCTCCAAACACTGTATGGGCAACTTGCAAATTTGGAAACCCAGTACGGTGAAAAACCTAACCCCGATTTAGCATCAAAAATAAACAAGTTGCGTACTCAAACAACAGACATGTATAAACAAATATCCAGTGATGCCGCTTCCAATATAAGCACAAATGACAACGCGATGCTTTCCAAACCCGATGCAAGTGGTGTAAGAAAATACCAACCTTAGTAGGCGCACCATGTCAATTATAGATATCGCAGGGGTTGGAAAAGTTGACTTTCCGGATAGTATGTCCGACGCGGATATTTTAAATGCCATCCAAACTAAGATTCTTCCGCAATCCACAGCGCACATAAAGGCACCCCCCGAGCAACTTCCTGTAGATTGGCGTGAAGGCACTCTAGGCCAGCAGTTCAAACACGGGTTTGGTCGTGCGATGACGGGCCTTGGCAGTACTGTTACCGATCTGATCCCGGCACTTGCAGGGTCTGCGCTGGGGTTTAAAGATTATGCCGCAGAGCAATTGGCTGAACATAAAGCCAAGATGGAAGCCTCTGAAGCACAGAACCCCACAGCGTTTAAATCGTTTAGAGATGTCCGTGGTGTTGGGGATGCTGTTGGCTTTGCTGCGGAGACGTTTGGTGAGTTGATCCCGGACATCGTGGCCCTCATGACTGGTGCAGGGGCGGCAAGTGTTGTAGGGAAACGAGTTGCCTTGCGCGGGGTACAAGAGTTGGCGGTTAAGGAAGCAGCCAAGCGGGGTCTTACCGGCGAAGCAGCCGAAACGCTGGTGCAGGGCGCTATGCAGGAAGCAGGAAAGATAGGGTCTACCGCAGGACTTAAATACGGGTTACCTGCATCTTCCTATGCGCTCAATGCGCCCGATACTTTTCAAAGTATTTACGAGAAGACCGAAGAGCAGAGTCCCGGCATTGCTGCCCTTATGGGTGTGCCGATTGCAATGCTGGACACATTCTTACCCGGACAAATTCTAAGCAAACTGGGTATGGCGGGTAAGGCCAAGTTGGGCATGGCTATCATTAACGATAGCAAAGTGCTACCCGGCTCATTCAAAACCGCTGCGCTTAAAGAACTGGGCACTGTTGTTGCCGCTGAAGGTTTGACTGAAAGTGCGCAGGAAGCCTTGACCGTAGCCGCTGAAATGATGGCCGGTGCCAAAGGTGAGTTCTTCTCGCAGGAAAACATTGACCGCTATATCAACGCCGGATTGAAAGGTGCCATAGGTGGCGGTGCGTTTGGTACTCCCGGTGCCATACGTTCTGGGCTTCAAGCTAAGGGCGAGAGAGATCGGTTGGCGGGAGAAGCTGCAGCAAGGACTGAAGAGGAGGCACAACGCCCTGCGTTTGAATTAACTTCCCCAACCCCACCAGTAGAACCGCGTCCTGATTTTGAATTAACTCCGTCAGCCCCACCAGAAGCATCTGTTGATACAGGGCAAACGTCTTTTGACTTTGGGGAACCCGCGTCTGCCCCCACCGGGCAGATGGAGCTTAATCTTGGTACACCCCCAACATTTAAACCGTCTGAAGAACGGACGGAAGATGCACGTAAACAAGCACAGGACACAAAACAATTTGACCCCACAGCAGTAGCCCCGTTTGACGCTGCAACTGCGGAAAGAACGCAAAGATTTGACCCTAAGACTTCAGCAATTGCTACGGCGCAGCCTGATCTTTTTGGACTGGTATACCCCCCTGTTGCAGAGGAACCTACTGCAGAACCTATAGGCATAACTAAGAAACTTCTAACGTCTATTGGTATCCCGAAGAACGCCCCTGTTGTAAAGCGGCTAGACGGGCTGGATTTGGCTGATTCAGAAAACATTAGTACTGCAATTACACAATTGGCGCAGTTTGCTGCTAATCCGATGGTGCCTCTTGCGGTCAAATCTTCTGTAACGCAGTTCATTAGCCAGTTACGTAGCGCGGTTCCAGAGACCCAAGGGGTATTGCAATTTGGTGCACAACCCGCACCTGCAGGGAAGAAGTTTGGTGAACCCATTTCTCCGTTTGCCCAGAAGTTGCAGGATGCGCAGAAACAGCGGGATATGGAGTTAACGTACCAGCAGACGCAAGAAGCAGCAGCCAAACAAAAAGAAATTGAAACTGCGCAGCTTGGCAACATAGCGGGAGCGCAACGCCAACTGGATATTGCTCAAGGGGAACCTAGTGATGGACAAGGGTATAACGCTGTCCCCGGAGCAAGTCAGCCAAGCTCTGATGTGTCTGTACAACAATTGGAAGCCGGAAGGGGCGCTGTGCAGCTTGAGCCTGACGGATTGGGAAGTACTGCACAGCCTGTTGGAGCAACTACTGTGGGAGAAAGCGCACAGCCGGGTGCATTAGAGCAACAAGCCGCTGCAGACAAAGCCGAAATACAACGCAAAATTAACAAGGTTGCGCTAAACGACCAGAAAGCCAAAATTGCCGCCGCTAAAGTTGTTGCAGATAAGTTTGCTGCAGATAAAGTTGCCGCAGACAAAAAAGCTAAAGCCGAAACAGACGAAGCCGCCTCGGATGAATCTGCTGCGCTTCGCAAAGAAGCACGGGCAATACTTCTTGCCAATGGGCTAGACCCACAGTCTACTAAGGAAGCCTTAGAACCTTTTGCAGAAGAAATAACCCAAGAAGATATAGAATCCATCAGGAAGGCATATCCGCCGCAACGTAAAAAAGGCACGGTCTATGAGTCTCAAGTAGACCAGTTAAGCACCCCCGATGCGCGGGTTATCACACCCTCAGAGCTTGCTGCTGAACCGGACACCATAAGAAAAATAGACAGGTTGGAAGCGGAGCATACCGCTGCGCAAGATGAAGTTACCCACCTTAAAACGCGGATGCGTAACCCGGCAATGGCGCATAGAGCAGCCGTTGCCGCAGTAAATTCTGCGGTGGATAGTTGGGTAAAATTGCACTCTCGTTTTAATTATAGCCCCAGCATTATTAAAGACACAGTGCAGTCAATGCTTAAAGACCCCGCTGCTTATACTAACCAGCTAAGGTTATCGGATACCACATTAGATGCGTTCTACAACCGCAACCCGCCCACCGAAGAAAGCATAGCGGAGGCAGAGGCAACGGCGGATCTGCGGCAAGAAGAACTTGTTAACGGGGTGCGTGAACTACAGCGTGAACAGGATCTGGCAGATAAGTTACTGCAGGGTGAAGTGCATGACGTAATTCATCAGCAAATCAAAGCTGGGGTAATTCCCAAACCCTTTGCACCGTTCTACCATGCGGTTGCGCGGGGTGATACAAAAGCTGCGCTTACTTACATTGCCGCAAAAGGGGCTAACCTAATCCACAGGCAGGTTGCAACGTTCTTATTGGTAAACAACGTATTTCCCCCCATAAAGTTTGTTAACGAGCAGACAGAAATACCGCTTAGTAATGGAAAAGTTGGCTATGCCGCAGGTACGTACAGTAGTGCCGCAGACAACGTATATATAGATTCTGGGTTGTACTTGCAACGTGCATACCCAAACACCATTAACGAGGCCATTAAAACCCTGCTGCACGAACTGGTACACGCTGGCACCGTTAACGCGATGTCCAAGGCATACGAGGTGTACACCCGCTTGCTGCAATCTGCCGCCCCCCTATCCGCAGCGGACGCTGCGTATACAAAAACTGGGGAGTACAAGAGTGCGGTAGAACTTTTCAAACTTTTTGATTATTTGAAAAAAACGTACCCAAAACAGTTTAAAAAATCAATTCATTATGGCGCTACCAACCCGTTTGAAATGGTAGCTGAGATCCTTACAGATAAAGGTTTGCAAGAGTTCCTGTCCAACATATCGTTGCCCCAAAAAGAGTTTCCGACTCCCAAACCCATCTCCGCGTTTGCGTTGTTTGTAAGCAAGATCAAACAGCTTATTGCCTCGGCGGTCAAGGCTGCAGGGTATAGCACAGTACCCAATTCGGCGTTAGAGCACGTTATTAACGCAACAATAGGGACGACACGTAAACGGGCGGGGAGTGGGTCAGTACGATCCACAGAACAAGAGAAAACAGGGCACACCCAGTTTCATGCGGACTACGCTTCGGCAAACGTGTCGCCCAGTGCAATAGACGCACGTATAGTCGAGACCGGAGTTGCCCCGCCGCTACTCAGCCAGCAGACCGTGAAGAATGTGTTTGAGTCCGCGTTGAGGTTGACGGAAAAACTGCCGGGGATGAATCCTGAACGTGTGGATCAGATACACCAGCTACTTAAAGACTCCACCTCCACCGCTGCCCGTGCGGGTCTGTTGGCAGTATTGCCGCTCAACATTCTGGGCGAAGTGGCTAAGAAAGCACTGGGTGTGCACGGTGAGAAAGTTAACACGCTGGTCAACGAACGGGCTGGGGTAATCCACAAACGCAACAAAGAGATTGAAGCGTTGGTAAACCGCGCTAATAATTGGGCTAAAGGTGCAGGGAAACCCACGGTCAAATTGTTCAATGACGTTGTGTATGACAGCACTACGCTGGAAGTCGATCCGACTAAAAACGAATCAGACTACGCTGCACAAACCGGCACCGCCGAGGCTCTTAGCAACGCTGCAAAAAAGCAAGCGGAATACCGCAAGGTCAAGGCGATGTATAACTCCCTCCCCCCAGAAGGGCAGAAGTTGTACGTGGAGATGCGGGATGCCTACAGAGAGATGTACAAGAACCTGTTGAAATCCTTGCGTCAACGTGTAAATGCGTCACTGGAAGACCGGGAAGGCAGCGCCGCTATTGCAGATGGGATATTCCGTAAACTTGTTGAACGGGCGCACATCGACCCGTATTTCCCGTTGACGCGTACTGGGGCGTACTGGCTGTCCTACGACACCGTAGAGAATGGTCAATCTGACTATGTAGTAAAGTCATTTGAAACAGAACGGGGGCGGGAGCGGTTCATTAGGGACGAGAAGGCTGCAAACAAGAAGGCTTCCAATTTTGTTTCTTATTCCAACCTCAAAAACTTTAACTACAAGAAAGTGCCGTCTACTTCGTTCATTAACGATGTGGTAAAGGTTTTGGAAACAGGTGTAATTGACCCCGCCACAAAGACACGGGTGCACGTTCCTGCAGCAAACATTGAGGCTATCGTCCAGTTGTTCTTGGACACGCTGCCAGAAACAGCATTTGCACAATCGTTCCAGCGCCGAGAACAAGTAATGGGGTACGAACGTGATGCAATTGGGGCGATGCGGCAGCGGCTGTTCAATACTTCTCGGCAGCTTGCCAACATGGAGTACGCGCCGAAACTAAACAATGCCGTTGATAACATGAAGCAGTTGTCTAAACTTGCCAGAAATGCAGGGGACGACAACAGCGTAATCAACGCTTATGTTAATGAGTACGAGAAACGTATTGCGTTCATCAACAACCCGACGATCTCCAAGCTGTCCCAGTTTGCTACCGGGATCGGGTTCAATATGCTGCTGGGGCTTAACCCTGCGTCTGCGTTAGTCAACGGGGCGCAGGTTCCTATGGTAACGCTGCCCTATCTGGGTGGGGAGTATGGGTACGCTAAAGCATCTGCAGCCGTAATGAATGCTTATAAAATATTTGCTGGAAGTGGGCGCAGCAAAACTGTAGATGTGTTTGGAACTCTGGGTACAACCTATACCCGAAGCGCGATGTACTCACTGGATAATTACTCTGCAAAAGACCCCGCGTTTGCCCGTTATAAAACTCTGATGGGTGTCTTAGAAACACAGGGGCAGATGAGTTCGTCACAGGTCTACGATACGCTGGAAGCCTCCGATGGGACAACATTGGGTAGTCGCGTAAACGCTTTTACTGGGTGGATGTTCCACCAAGCTGACCGGGTAAACCGGCAAGTTACGGCGATTGCTGCGTATGACCTTGAACTGGATCGGCTAAAGAAAGCCGGGGCCAAGACCTCAGACGGAATTGTTGCCAGTACGCTGTCAAAAGAAGAACGTGAAACCGCCGCTGCCAATCATGCCGTATACGTAACTGAGATGACGCAGGGTGGCACCTCGGCGGCTTCGGCTCCAAGGATTGCCCAAGGTGCTGTAGGCCGGGTGCTGTTCATGTTCAAGCGGTACGGCGTGTCCATGATGTACTTGCAGCTACGGATATTGCGTGATGCGTTGCGGAGTGAGGACAAGGCCGTCAGAAAAGCAGCAATGGCGCAGTTCGCCGGAATGTCGGGGATGGCGGCGTTGGCCGCAGGGGTGCAGGGACTCCCGATGTTTGGTGCCCTGTCTGTCCTGTACGGGATGTTTAAAGACGACGACGAGGACGATTTGGAAATGGTGACCCGTAAGTATATGGGCACGATGCTCACCAACGGGCCACTAAGCTATGTAACTAACTTGGATTTTTCAGGCCGTGTAAGTATGTCTGACTTGCTGTTCCGTGAAATGCGGACGGGGGACAAGCCCTCGGTGGTCGCAAGTATCCTAGAACAGTTGGGTGGGCCGGTATACGGGGTGGCCTCCAAAGTAGAACGTGGGTTTAAACTGATGCAGGACGGGAACATACTGCGGGGTATAGAGCAGGTTATGCCTTCGGGGATTGGCAACATATTCAAAGCCGCCCGGTTTGCTACAGAAGGGGCTAATACGTTGCGCGGCGACCCAATTACTGGAGACGTTAGCATCTTCAACGTCAGTGCCCAAGCTCTTGGGTTCAGCCCTTCCGACTATCAACGGCAAAATGAACTCAACAACCGCCTCAAGGGTATTGACAAGTACGTAAGCGAGAAAGAAACCAAGCTGTTCCGCAAGTACTACACAGCAGGACGGATGGGCGATAGAGAGGCCCAAACCGAAATCAAAGACGAGCTACGGGAATTGTTCCGGAAACATCCGGGGCTGGGTAGTTTGGAAGAAGCACTTGGCCGGTCAATGAAAGCCCACGAAAAAACAACTTCTCGGATGCGGTCTGGGATTGTGGTCAACGAAAAACTACGTGCAGAGTTAGAGCGATATGCAAGGGACGCAGGGGAGTAAAAAAATCCCCCCAGCATTGCGCCGGGGGGTAATCATGGAGGCTTCACATGAGGGGGGGAGATACTGCAAACGGAGTGTATCACAGCACCCGCCAAAAACGCATCCCGTAGCACCCCGCCTCTATCCGGCTAAACCCCTTCAATGTAATCTTTAGCCGCCCTGCAATATCTTTTACCTGCATACTCAACACTTTGTGATTTATCGCGGGAATAAATACTGACCCTCCCACTGCCATCTCCACCCACTCTACTACTATGCTCAACCCGTCTGGGCACACTGCGTCTTCATGCAGGTTGGGGGAATGGTGATGGCGCAGAAAAAGCTGTGGCGGTGGAGAGAGCAGCTTCCGTTTCATCGTCCATAAACTCCGAGCAGTCCAGCACCAGCACGTTTGTGGATGGCAGGTTCATCCTTGTGCCCTTGCCCATATGCTTCTTCTTTACAATGGCTTTGGTCTTACCCGCGCTTAACTGTCCCGTCACGGTATGGAAGTTAAGCTGCTGCTTGCTGCACCAGTCTTTGAATGGCTTTATCATTATATACAATACCTTGATATCGTACTCATAACGTGCAACTAAAGATATTCGTGGGGTACTATCAGGGATGATTAGCATGTCGGTATCGCTGTAAGGCTGACGATTATCGTCCGTACTTTTTATCCGTAGGATGTTGTTATAGTTCTCGGTAAGGAAGTTGGTAAGTACTGCTTCCGGCCCCGCGTCTATCGCGCCTACACTGACCCTAGCTACCTTCATAGTTTCAATAAGCCACTCAACCATGCGCCCAATCTTGAAGTCGTGCAGGTTTGCACGTTTGGATAGCATCAACCCTGTGGTAGGCACTGAGGCAATTGCCGAGTAGAACCTGTCTTTGGCGTTAAACCCTATGGCGCTGTCCAACTTAGTCTTTGTTGACTGGTACAGATTCCGAGCACCGGGGATATCCTTCATCACATACTGCATATACGGGATACACGCGGTGCCGTAGAACTGCCGCAGCCTCATGCTAAGTTCGTCCGTAACTTCTTTCGCTGGCAGGATGGCCTCGCTCACTTCAAGCTCCAGCACCCGTTGCGCTTCAGCTTTTGGTATGGCTTTGTACGCGGAAATAACTTCGATCAAACTACGGTTTCCTGTAGAAAGGCATAGCTGCTGCCACACCTTACCCCGTACACGCTCCACGTTTGCGCTGGAGTCTAGTCTGTTACGTTGGTGCCCGTGCGTGTAGGACTTGAGCATGTCGCTCAGACCCTTGGCAACGGAGGACGTAATCTCATCCATCGGCAGGACTATGTTCTTATACACCTCGGCGCGATTCATCCGCGTGTTCAGCGTATCATCCTCCGTAGTCGTGACCTCAGAAGGATCGCCCCATATCCCTGCAGCGCAGTGCAGTAACGTTGTCTTGCCCAGCCCCGATTCAGCACTCCATAGATGCACCATCGCCGCGTTCAGTGCGGTAAACGACATCAACGGGGAGCCAAAGCCCAACCCAATAGCAAACTGGTGCAGTTCAAATCCCGGCTTGTTAAAGAAATCGACCATATCGCGCCACTCAGCAAGCGTCCCCCTTGACCTGAACTTGGGGAACAACCGCGCAGTGGGCTTTGAGGGCGGGTTTAGTTCGATCCGGTCTGCAAATATCTCTTTCTCCCCGACTACAAAGGAAGAAAACTCATCGTCAGTCCAACCAAACTGTCGTTTAGCAATGTCGGCGGCGTTGTTCAATTGTAAGTAGTTAACCCAGTCAGATATGTAGTACATCAACTCATCGACCTTCACCATAGCAACCCCCTTAGCTGCTACGTGCTTGCGGAACTCCTCCTTAGACCCAATTGCAGTAAGCGGTATCGTGAATTCCCGAACCCCGTCTTTGGGAAGATGCAGCCTGACAAGCACCGCCTCTCCAGTCTCCTCATCCACCATGCGGCGTACAACATATATATCGTTGTGGTAGATTGGTATTTCAATATCAGCATCCTCCCCACGTACACGCTTTGCCACCCCACCGTTCTTGGGACGCAGGTAGGGGAAGGGGTACTTGGGGATCACATACGTCTGGGCAGGTGCGGTGGGTACGTCAGCCAGCTTCTCTACAACAATATTGTCTTCCAGAGAGGCTTCCTCAATCTCCCGTCCTAGGACTATGGGGGAGCGGATAACGCCCTTATGCTTGCATCCTTCGCAACCACCCGGATTCAACTTCTCAAATATTGCGCAGGTGTATGGCCCCTTCGTATCCGAAGCCTTTATATCAGTGTCTACGGGATCGTACTTAGGATACCCCTTCGATATGTGGTGTATAGCCTTGTCTCTATCTATACAACAGTTAGCAACTGATAGGGCGGCCCTCCATAGTGGCTCTTCAATAGTGGCTTGGTTAGTTACAACGTGTCCAATTTGCTGGCACCCGTTCCCAGCCGCCGTCTTAATCAGAATCTTCTTGAAGCTGTTTACAAAACCACCTAGCAAAGCTAGCGTGTCCGCGTCCATCTCACGGGGGGCGTAGCCCTTCATCGGCATCGCGCTACCTGTGACCCCTTCAAACGCCTCAAAGGTAACAGGTGCCCCTACGGACAGTATCTCCACAGGGCTTGGCGGGGTGTCCTTGAAATTCAAGGTGCCGGGGATACGCAATATCCTAGCCACATCCGCAGTTACTGCCGGGTCAGCATGAAGCTTGTGTTGGGTACAAAGGTCTTTGAGTGCCTGAGCAACAGGTAGCCATTGCGCAGGGAGCACTGGCATCTGGAGAAGCCAATAAACGTGAACCCCACGCCCAGAATTAACTATGGATGGGCGCGGCAATCCAACAGCACTGCAGAAAGCCTTCAGTGCAACAATCGCATCAACTTGGGTGCCATAGGGCTTCCCCAACCCGCAATCCAGATCAAGAAAGAATGACTTCAGTGCTTGTGCGTTATCGCCCCTACGCGAATCCCCATTCGTGTAAGTAGCCAGCGCGTAGTACGCATCGTATCCGTTGCCCTGCAGTTGTGTTGCAACCTCAACAGCCGCTTCTATTGATGGGTAGAACTTTTGGACAGGGGCGGAGCCATCCCGCTTTAGTCCGACTACACAATAAAAACCCGTATCGGCCAACACAGCACGTAGAAACTCTAGTGTGTCCATTGTTCGCCCATATCCAAACCGAAGAAAAGAAGCCCCCAAACTTCGGGGGCTTCACACAAACCTATCGTGGGAGGTTAGTCGTCCCACTCTCCTACTAGGTCTGCCAACTTCGGTTCAGGTACGGACTTCTTGGATGCGGCCTTTTTCGGCTCTTCGATCTTGGCATCTTCAACAGGTGCTGCTTTCTTAGCAGGTGCCGCAAGTACAGCGGGTACAGTGGGCACAGCGGGTGCTTCAAACAACTCCTCTGCGGGTGCAATTACCCCTTCTGCTTGCGCAGCATTCAGAGTAATCGCGGCAAGTGCTTCAGGCGATTCACGCAACTCCATTACTATTGCGTGTTCTGCAGCAGTCAACGGACGCACCGCCTTGAACACCAGCTTAGGCTGCGTCTGCGCAGTATCAAACCGTATCGCGGTGACCACACCAGTAATCGGAAAGCGGTGGGACTTCAGATGCTGCGCATACTTCTGCAAGGGCATCTTGTCACGTTCCCCATCTCCAAACACGGACGTAGCAGGGCAGATCAACTGATACACTTCCCGGCGCTCAATCTCACCCTCAATCACGACTGCCATGCGGCGCTGGAACCTGCAAGCGCGGGACTCGCCCTGTCCACTACCCTTGATATTCTGGGGGCAGGTCAGGCAATTAGTCGCCTGTCTGTCCTTAACATCGGCATCCGGCTTGGTGCCGTCAGTAGACCAGCACGTAGGCGCAACCTTCTCACCCTCAACGTATGCACCGGGATAAAACTGCCGGGAGTTCATCGGGGCAACGCGCACCACGGCTACGTTCATGAAGCGATCTTCACTCACGCGGTACTCTTTACCACCAATCGTTTCACGAAACACGCCGCCCTTAATGGACAAGCGGCGCATCGCACCACCCGATCCGGCGAGAGCAGTGGTGTCGTCATCCACGCCAGCAAGCAAGTGGGCGGGGAGGGTTCCTTCAAACAGCGCGATTTCTGACATGCGTATCTCCGTTAAACGTCTTGGTCAGGGTCAATAACAACAGCATCTGCCGGGGAAGCTATGGCAGTGATCTGTTGCGGGGGTACAGCAGGGGTACTCTCAGAACGCTGTCTTAAGGCAGCATCAATTTCCGAGAACTTCATACGATACACCCCTCCGACTTTCAAGAAGGGGATTATTTTCAAGCGAATCCACGAACGAACAGTAGATACCGAGACTTGGTAGTGCTGTGCAGTCTGTTCAATGGTACTGTATTTGTCAGGGCTGTCCATTATTTCCTCTTGATTGTCATTACATACTCGTTAGATGCATTAAGCCCCGGCGGTATAAACTCCGGGTTGTCGGCCATGAAGTCCTTCATGTTTCCCTGATGTAAACGCTTCTCCAGCAGATGGGGGGCATTGTTCTCCAACACAAATTTATGGAAGCTTTCCCAGTCTGCCGTAGAGTACGTAGTCCGTACCGTCTTGTAGGCGAGACCATACGCAGTGCGAACACTGTCCATACCATTGGTCTTGCAATACTCTAACAAAGCGGACTTGACTGCCTTCATAGAGTCTTCCACTACAGTCACATCCCGCTGCAAAACCTCCAGCCTATCCCGCATCTTCGCGTAGACCCGCATAAGCGTGTCAGGGGTAATAGGTGGCGTAACCTGTTGAGTTTCCATGCGTATCTCCGGTTTAGAGCTATCTGCTTTCTTATTATGGATGCAGTATAGCGGTAGTTGCTACTTTACGCAAGCAGCTTTTTGTAAAGGTCAACTAATTTTGTGTGGTCGTGGTCTCTGCTATCTAGTAGTTTGTATATGTGTGTTTCAGCAGCAGACCCTTGGAGTCGCACAATAGTAACCGGGTTCTTCTGCCCTGTCCTGTGTGCCCTAGCGTTGGCCTGTGCATATATCTCTAATGAGGGTGTTGGCCCCCACCAGATTACGGTATCCGCAGCGGTCAGGGTTACGCCATGCGCAGCGGCTTGCGGTTGGATAATCAATATACGTGGGTCGGCAGTTTCTTGGAACCGTTGGAATATATCCCCACGCTTGTGCATCGACACATCCCCCCGGATAACCTCCACCGAGAAGTCGTCCGCCACTAGCGCATCACGCAGCATATCTATGATGTGGCGGAACGGTGCGAATATAAGCACCTTGTGGTCGGTCTGGTCAATGGCCTCGCGTAGCACCTTGTACCTGTTCTTTATATCAAACATTAGCACTTCGCCCGTATCTGAGTACACTGCACCGCACGATATCTGCAGTAACTTGTTCAGGTTTACAGCGGCGTTAACTGAGGTGACCTCTTCTCCTGCGGCTTTTACTATTAATTGTTTCTTGAGTAAGTTGTAGAACTTCTTTTGCTGCGGGGTTAACTCTACATCGCGGGTCACATACGTCATATCAGGCAGATCAGAGCATTCTTTCTTTGTATGGCGAATAGCGGGTTGCAGCACTGTGTGCACAATTTGCGCCGCATGAGGTTTAGCAACCCACTTGAACTGGGTTATTTTCGTCATCACCATATCTTTGAACGAAGTAAAGTACGGCGGCACACCTTTTGGGTTTACCAGTTTGGCTAGCCCATACGCCTCAACAGGGGACTGTGCAGCGGGGGTTCCCGTCATTAGCCATAGCCATACATCGGGGCGTAGAAGCCGGTTCAGTGCCTTCCACCGTTTTGTCTTTGCCGTTTTGTATGCGTTGGCCTCGTCCACAACGATGATGTCGAAGTTAGCAGCAGCAATCTCCCGCTCCATAATCTCTACACCGTCATAATTGATAATTACAAACTCTGTGTCGCTTTCAATAATTTCTTTTCGCTTGGCTGCGCTGCCGTAGGCTACGTCTACAGTCCTATGCATCACCAACCTGAACAAGTCGGCTTGCCACGCGGCTTGCATGATGGACAAGGGGCATATCACCAGCACTCGCTTGACCCGTTTGGTTTGCATCAGGTAGTCCGCTGCCCAAATAACCCCGCCTGTTTTACCCGTCCCCTGCTCCGATAGGCAGAACGCACGGCGGTGCAGCGTCAGGAACGATGCGGTTTCTTTCTGGTGGGCAAACGGTTTGTATATTCCCGGCCAGTCGTAGTGCCCCAAGATGGGCGAAGGCACATCACGGATACGCAGATTCTTCAACACTTGTGCTTCGTCCAGCCCCCAGTTAACCAACAACGTCCCGTCAGCCAGAATCTTGCTTTTGGGTATTACTGCGGATACACGCTCTGGGTTTCTAAGGTTAAGCAGTAATGCTTTGTTTTCAATTATTCGCATAGTATCCCCAACACAAACGGAAAATGAGCAAAACACGCCTTCTGTTTTGCTCTACCGACTACCTACTATCGACCACTTACTTCTTTTTTGCGGACTGCCCATTCCTGCTGCGGTTAACGCTTGGTGCCACCAGTCGCACACCATCTGCGTTACTGCCACCCTTGCTCAACATGACTTTATGATCTATGTCTTTGCCTGTCCTGTCAACGCCTTTCGCGTCCATTTTTCGACGGGCACGTTGTCGCTCCATCCGGTTTTCGTGTTCGCCGCGCTCTACTTGTTTTGTGTACTCATGTTTATAGGGGCGGGGGGTTTTGGTGTACGGCATATTAACTCCTAGCGGTTTGCACCGTTATGTGGGCAGGTCACCGCCGCGCAATGTCTGCGGCATAACCCGCTTGGGTTTGGGTTCCATACATCGTTCTTGTACGATGATTCAATCTTTGCATACTGCTGCAACCACTTAGCCCATAGAACGGATTGCATCGTAGCATCGTATTTGGCCTTGACGAAAGCGTTACACACTACAAATAGCAACCCGGCCTTGACGCTGGTTATAGTCGGGAAATGCTTAAACACTCCTAGCGCCATAAGTTCTAGCTGCCCGGTATCTGCGTACTTAGCGGACTTACCCGTCTTGTAGTCTACGATACGGGCCTCCCCGGTTTCGTGGTTCAGGATAGCCAGATCAATAATCCCACGAAACCACACATCGGGTGCATCAAACTCACACGGCTCCAGCTTCTCAGTAAGCCCAAGTTTGAATTCGCACAACCGCTCACCGGGGAACTGCTGCAGCTTGTCCAGCATTGGTTGCACATACTTGAAGTGTGAGGGGAGGGGAGTGCCGTCCCGCATATAGTCTTCGGCTGCTTGGTGCATATCCGTGCCGTATGACATCGCTTGGGACGTAGGCTCCTTCACATCCTTGGCAACCCGCAAATGAAAATACTTACGCGCACACTGGTCGTAAAGTTTGAGGCTGCTATAAGATTGTGCGGGTAGTGTCATTTGCTACTCTTCAGTATGTACGCGGGGTCGCCATATCTTCATAGCATCCCTTCGTTTTTTAGAGTTGGTAGTGCTCACCATATTGATACGTGCGGGGTTGAACTGTCCGTCATAACCTAAAAAATATTCCCCCCGCAGCACCATACACCATGCAGGGGTAACGTGCTGGCTACGTCTGGTGCAAACAATAGTACCAACGTTAACACGCCCCCCAAAAATGTTCAGCGCGGATATAGCCCGTAGACTTTGACCACCAACCCACAGTTCACTCCCCGTATGCCCAGTCATAACCGGCCCTATAAATATAGGCATATTTAAATCTCTAGAATAAGCTTGCGCCTGTTCCATATGGTCAGCTAATTCTGTGGCGTTGGTTTCATCGCATAACTGCCTCTTGCACTCCACACCAAAAAATATATGCCCGTCTTGGTACGGAGCTTTGACCACGAAATCAATCATTCCATTATTCTTCGTAAGGTATTGTTCCTTGTACTCCCACGAAGTCGAGGCAAAAAAATCACGCAGGAGTTGAGACGCTCGGGCTTCTGTATTTACGTTGTGCAACTCCCTTTTCTTTGCTTCTCTAATAAGCCGATACTTCTCAATTAATTGCTGCTGTCCTTCTGGAGTAAGTCTGAGCGCCTCAACATTCTCCATAATTCGCCCCCATCCCAGACTCGCAGTTTACTGGCAACCCCTCCGCCCACTCGGGCACCCAGCGCATACACTCTTCTACGTAAGCACGGGCCTCCACTGCCTCCTCCTCCCGCGCCACACACGCAACAGCATCGTGCACAGTAAGCACGGGGCGGTACTTCTTGGCTATGCGCAGCATCTGCTCTCCAACCACAATACGCGCAAGCGCCTGTACTACGTTCTCTACTACCTTGCCACCATAAATCTTAACCCGGCCACGCCGCGTCTTGTATGTGTACTGTACTCCTTTCTCTCCCTGTTCCGGGGCTAACCCTTCATAGCGCAGCAACAGACCGTTAGGTAGGCGGATAGCTTGCTCGTCGGGAACCAGCGCCAACACCCCCTCTTTACCAAACTGTGTCAACGAACGCTGTGATAGCGCGGTAAGTACTATCTGGGCTTGTTTCCACAGCCCCACCACTGCCCAGTTAACCTCTCGGTACGCGGCAATAATGCGGCGGCACTCATCTAGCGGAGCATCCACCCCAAACGTCTTCAACTGATCCTTGAACTTGGGCGCACCCATGCCGTATCCAGCACCCAGAACTGTCGTCTTGCCAATGAACCGCTCACTTGTACTGATGTCAGCTTCTACCTTGCCATATATCTTGGAAGCCATTTTCTTGTATACGTCTTCCTTGTTAGCAAAAGCTGCGACTACATCACCCTGCCCCGCCAACCACGCTAGCACCCGTGCCTCAATCTGGGAGGAATCGCAGTCAATAATCACGCTGTTTGGGGGCGCAGTAATGGAGGTCTTCAATCTCCCTGCGTTAGCCCCACGGCTCGGCAGGTTCTGCAGATTCAAACTATCCAAGCCCCCCCAACGCCCAGTGTGGGCTGCGTAGTATTTCAGGGGTACTGGCATCAAGCCGCGCTTGGCAATTCCAATAAACCGTTCTGTCCGAGTTTCTTCCAGCGTGGATTTGGCCCCAATTCTGGCTGCGACAAGTGCCTGTATCCGGTCATCGGGGTGCTCCAGTAACGCCTTCAACCCCTCGTCACTCTTGGCAAACGCCCATGTCTCCTTACCTGTAGTCAGGCTTATCTTGACCGGCGGCTCTACTCCAAACGACTTGAGGAGTTCTGCAAACTTGGGGTTAGACATCAACACCCCGTTATCCCCTAGTTGACAGGTTGCAAGTAACGTGGCTTTGCGATCTCGCACATCTTCAAGGTGCTGCTCTAGCAATGGCAGGTTAAGCCCTAGGACAGGCTCAGTAAACATACGGGTTGTAACGTCTATTAATTTCATCTCTGACCGAGGGAACCCAGCCTTTACCATGCAATCAAACAGCTTGTAAGTAAGCTCCACATCATTGATACAGTAGTCTCCGTACCGACTAAGTTCCTCCGGGGTGAAATCCTCACGGCGCTTGCCTAGTGCGTTGTTGACCTCTGTGCCTTTCTCCCCGATCCCATAGCGTTCAACTAGCGCCGCAAGGGAACCACTCACCTCAACTCCATGTAGGGCGCGTCCCATACACAGTGTATCCACCCAGAACTTCGGCTTGATATCGTAGCGCCAGTTCAATATAGACCCATCGAACATGGCGTTATGCGCTAGCGCAATAGACTCATCCCACGGGAACTGCCTCAACCACGTAGCTATCTGTTCGTGTGTACCACTCGCCCACCCTGTCTCAGCATCGTTCACCTTGACTGCAACACCGATAACTTCAAACTGCGGGTCTCGTACATACTCCTCAGTTGTCAGCTTGGTGAGGCTGTATGTCTTGCTGTAGTGCGTTTCAAAGTCAACCGTTATCAGGTTCATTGCCTACCATCCATTCGGTAAATGTATCGACGTTAAGTTCGTTAATGACAGCCACCTTCCCCCCCGCGTTTTGTATAGCACACATATTCCGCTCTTGTAGGGCGGTAGGGGTTTTGTTCCCAGCTTTACATTCGATCCCAAAGAACATCCCACGCCAGCACACTAGGAAATCCGGCGCACCGGAAGTCCCGTACCCCCCGGTTACCGGCATCGCATAGTACGCGCCAAGTGTAGAGAGCGCATCCTTGACTTTCTTTTTGACCTTACCTTCTGGGGTCATGTGCGTAAATCCTTTTGTATGTTCATCAAGACACGATGGTCGCTGGGGGATACGCTGATGGTAGTGGTCTTGCCTGTTGGGTGCTTGCCCTTGATGTGGCTGCCTCGACCCCTAGTGAACGCCCATCCCTGTTCCTCTGCGTCCTTCAGGATCTTCTTCAGTTCCTTGTGGTTTGTAAGCATCATTTTCCTGTGATCCAGCTAGGTTTGTTTTTGTTGAGACACCCTTGGCAGCGCCACGATTTGATGCGCCCACCTCGGCCCTTGGCTACCAGCTTCACGCCTTCGTTAAGCTGACACGACCCGCACAGTCCCGGCTTTCGTTCTTTCAATTCTTTAATCATCAGACTTTATCCCGTGTTCGCGTTCGATGGCACTAACGAATTTAGACAAGTTTCCGCATGGCAGATCGCCAGCTAAGTCTGCAAA